GGGCAAACGGTCGTGATCCAGCAGCCCAACGCGACGCAGGGAGCCTAATTAGATGCCTATCAACAATTCACAAGGCGTTTTCAACGTTGGTCGCGACATTCAGATTGTGTTGCAAGCATCAAGCGGCCAAGTGCAGTTAGACAACCTAACCGGCTTCGAAAGCAAGCAGGAGACTGATACTGTTCGCGTGAAGCTCATTACCGGCACGGTGCTCAATGCGGAACTGGAATGGGGTTGGAGCGGATCATTTGAGCTAGAACGCGGCTCGCCTGCCCTCGACTTGTTCTTTTGCAACAAGGAAGCCGCCTGGATTGATAGTGGCACAGCGAGCGTAGCTCAAATGTTCACCTATATCACCGAGACCGATGGCTCGCAGTCAACGTTCGCATACGACAACGTCGCATTGAAGCTCTCCGATGCTGGATCCTGGAAAGCCGACGCCTCAGTAAAGCAGCGGGTGGACTGGATCGCCAACCGGCGCCGGAGCGTCTAATTCCGCAGCGTCGTCTGACTGCTGATGATGAACTCACTCCGGACCGCAGTGCAACAAGCCTCATGGTATGACTGGATCTGGGTCGCCTATCTGCTGTCCGTCTTAGTCGTATTCGGGGCACTCGAATGGCTCGCCTTACATCTGGGCCATGACACCCTATCAGCGTTTGTCTGGCGCGTCTCCCGTGCATGGCCGCCGTTCGGATGGCTCATTGGCGTGGTGGTTGGATTTCTCGCGGCGCACTTCTGGTGGCCGAATGAAGGACTCTGACGATAGATAGTCGATAACATCGGAGATAACCTTTCCCCATGACGACAAAGAAGCCGGTCCAGCCATCCGCGCGGATCGAAGGCAAACCCACTGAAACCACGACGGACAGCAATGGCCGGCAGATCACCTTCCGTCGTCTGACGGTGCTCGATACCGCCCGGCTGATGCGGGCGGTTGGCGCCGAGCACGCGAACAATACCGGCTTTCTGGGCCTTGCTACGGTGGCGGCGATGGTCACCGAGATTGACGGTGTGCCGCAACCACAGCCGCGCAATCTGGTGCAAGTAGACGCGGCGATTGAGCGTCTCGGCGACGAGGGCTTCAAGGCGATCGCCGAAGCGATGGGGATCGGCACCGACCCGGACGAAGAGGCTGACGTCCTGGCCGCGGCAAAAAACTGAGCGGGGACGCTACCTTCGTTCAAGCCTGTTGGCTCGCGAAGAATGGCGTCCCGTGGGAAGTGATCTGGACTCTGGAACCGCACGAGATGATCGCGATGAGCGTGGTGATGGGGCGGTTTGAGGGTAATGAATGGGATTGGAATGCGAGGCGCTGGCTAGATAAGCGATGAAAGAGTTCACCGTCGCTGGTTTCGTTGCGCATGTCGCTGGTCTTGTCAAAGGCGTCGACGATATGCAACATCATTTGCTGGAAGTCGCTTGTCGCGCCGTCGAACAGGAAGCTAAAAGCGAGCTTGGACATTATCAGCAAGGCGCCGGCCCATTCGCGACCTGGGAGCCGCTCGCACCGTCCACGATCGCCAAGAAAGGCGCCGATGACCCGTTGCTCGAAACTGGCGCATTGAAGGCGTCGATCACACACGAGGTGCATGGCGATACCGGCGAGGTCGGCACCGACGATCCAAAGGCTCAGTGGCTTGAACTCGGCACCAGTCAGATGCCGCCGCGATCGTTTCTCGGTCTCGCCGCTTATCGGCTCAGCGACAAGATCGCCGAGATGGTCGGCGTGGAGTACACGATGTTCCTTGCCGGCCAGAGTCGCTATGCGTGGGAAGCCAAGTTGATCAGCGGCAATTTGGGTGTGTACCTCACTGACTTCGAGACCCAACAAAAGGTCGTCGGTCTCCTCGATAGTGGCGCGGTATCGCCGGCCCAAGTGTTCGATCCGTCATCCGGCTCCGCGGCTTTCATCAAAAGTTTGGGCGCTCCCGACGAGTAACCTCCGCCGGTAAATAACGCATCGGCTGGAGTGTCCTTCCATCGCAGACGTATATCGCATTGGCATTCAGATCGCGCTGGCGTCCAACGCCGGTCTCGTTCTGTCGGCACTGGGAAAGGAGCTATTCGGTCTCGGCAAACAAGCTGATGCCCTCGCGGGCAAGTTCAATGCTGCCAAGATCGCCGCCGTAGGCGCGATGTCAGCGATTGCAGGTGGCGCGGCACTCGGCGTAATGACCAAGCTGGTCGAGAAGGCAGTCGATTACAATCAGCAGATCGCGCAGATGAAGATGGCGAATTACTCGCCAGCCGACATCAAGACGCTGACAGAACAGGCCGAGAAGATAACATTCGCTGTGCCCGGTTCTAACCTAACCGAGACGCTCAAGACCCTGATCGACTTGCGGAATATCAGCGGTTCAGCACCCCATGCCGCGGAACTTGGCGAGGCTGTCAACAAGCTGAATTTAGTCCTACAGAACGTCACCAAACAGCCGGCAGGTGAAGCAGGCTATCAGTTTATGAAGTTCCTCGAAGACGCGGGCATGACCGTCGATCCTAAGACACGACAGTTTAGCGTCGCGCGTATCACCGAGATGGCGCAATGGATGGAGGCGGTCATCACCGCGACTAGAGGCCGGATCACGGGCGCTGAATTATTCCAGTTGCGTCAATCGGGCAAGGCATCAGTCAACACCTTATCTCTGGAAGGTCTGACCAATCTGCTGCCAGCGATTCAGTCGATCGGCCCGGTCGCTGTCGGTACTGCGTTGCAAGGCGCGCAGCAGCAGTTGCTCGGCGCCGTGCAGCTTCGCAAGCAGACCGTCGAGTGGCTTGAACGCTACGGGATGCTTGATCCGAAGAAAGCCACGCCGGGCAAGGGTGGCTTCTGGAAATTGGCCCCTGGTGCCATCACAGGCGAGCAGACGATGATGCACGACCTCGCCGGCTGGGTCTGGAATGTGTTGATCCCACAGATGGCGAAAAAGGGGTTGAATACCGAGCAGATGGTCGATGAGATCAAACGCTCGGGCTTGCGCACACCGCTGCTAGGTCTGATCGCCGAGCTGATCCAGAACGAGACCATCCAGAAGAAAGAGATCGGCAACATCCAACAAGCGCGAGGTGCTGATCAATATCAGAAGATGGTCGAGGAAAGCCCGACCTATCGGCTGACCAAGTTCACCGAGGCGCTGAACAACCTGATGACTGAGTTGGGCAAGCCACTTGTTGAGCCGGCGACGAAAATGATCGGCGAACTTGCTGATAAGATCAACCTATTGTCGAAGTGGGTGTCAGATCATCCCGACACAGTGCTGTTTATCGGCCAGCTTGCCGCGCAGTTATCTGTGCTCGCCGTCGCCATCGGCCTGTATGCGACTGGCACGGCTGCGGCGATGGCATTGACGGCATTGGCCGGCCCTGCCGGCTGGTTGGTCGCGATAGCGGGTGGATTCGTTTTGTTAGAGATGAATATCCGAAGCCTGGATAAGGCGCTGCATGAGATCCTCCCGACGTGGATGTTTGCCACCCCTGAAGACGCAGAAAAGCACAAACAAACGCCACATCCGTGGCGGCTGAACCCCGACCGTTTCAAATCCGAGCCGTCTCCTGCACCCACCTCTCCCCCGAACATCCCCAAAACTGGTCCGGTGTTCGGTCCGCAAATTCACCAAGAGTCGTTCGTGGTTCCACCACCGCAAAACCCGCAACCGCAGCCGATCAGCCTGACAACCAATCTCACTCTCGACGGCAGAACCGTTGCAACGCTCATCTCGCGTTATCTGGTGCCGGCTGCCAACACCGGCCCGGCCACAGGTGACATTCGACAAGTGCCTCTCGTCCCTGGAATGGCTGCCGCCTGATGCCCGTCACCTTCGCCTCTATCGGTCAGGGCTTCAACGCCATCGACCAACTCTCATCCGGCAACATCATGGGTGGCCTATCCAGCGTCACCCAGATGCTCGGCTTCGGCTCCTTGGCCCCGGTCACGCTCGGCTCGTTCGTGTTCAGTCAATTCGAGGTGCCGGAGCAAATCAGGTTCGGCACCAAGCAGAAGACCAATGTGCATGTCCGCCCCGGCGGAATGCGACAAGTCGATGTGCTCGGTCCTGATCCAGAGGCGATCAGTTGGAGTGGCATCCTACTCGGTCCTGGCGCCGATCATCGCGCTCTGCAACTCGATTCTCTGCTCAAGAAGGGCGATGCACAAACGCTGGCCTGGGGTAGCTACTCGTATCAAGTCATCATCGAATCCGTGTCCTTTGAGTACCGGCGAGACGCATGGTTGAGCTATCAAATCGCTTGTTTGATCCTGGGGCCAACGCAGCAAAGGTCGAGTGGTGGTTTGCTCAGCTCGGTGATGAGCGATCTTGGAAATGCCCTAGGAATCGATCTGCCCGGCACGCTTTCCAGCATCAGCCAGGGACTCGGTCAGATCAGCCCGCTGCTGCAAGGTCTCTCCTCTCTGACGGGCGGCTCGCCGATCGCCGGCCGGATCCTCGGCGTCGTGTCTGGAATTCAGGGTCTCACGTCGAGTCTCGGATCGACCAATGCCGCTAACATCACGACCCTGTCGCAAGCTGCTTCCAACTTCACCAGCAGCACAACTGTCTCGTCGGTCACCAGCACGTTGTCGTCCTTGGGCGATGCTGTCTCTCAAGCGCCGTTGGTTCAGTCGGTTAGCAATCTCGCTGGTCGGATGGCGCGGAACCTTGTGAACCCGTCCGCTACTTAGCCGGCCTTGTCCGGGATACATAGACCTATGCAGCAGACGGCCACCCTCATTTCCGGCGACTTGTTCCATCTCGCCGCGCAACAATACGGCGATCCTTTGCAATGGATCAGGATCGCGCTCAGCAACCAGCTAACCGATGCGTTTATCCAGTCCACCACGCCGGTCACGCTGCTCATTCCAGCGCCGCTCGATCCGACACCACAAGGAGTCACTTACGCATCGACCTCGATCCCGATGGTGTTGTAAAGATGGCCGTCGATACCGGCAGCAGTCCCTATCTGAACGATCCCAGTCTGATCGTGACCAAGCCGTACAAACCGAGCTTGAGTTTGCTGTTCAACAATGAGGAAATCCCCTTCTCGATCGGTGCATCGGTGCATCAAAATAACTGGTATTCCGCCGATCACTTCAGCGCCGAGGTGGCGCTCTGGAATCATCCGAGTTACGGCCCGGACTTCTGGGGATCGCAAGAGCCGCCGATGAAAGTCGAGATCCGCTATCAGCTCGGCGATGAGAAACCCGTGTCCATGATCATCGGCAATGTCGACAAGATCGACATCGATTGGCTGGGTGGTATCGTGCATCTCGACGGCCGCGATCTCACCAGCAACTTCCTGGATCATCGTGTCTATGCTGCCTACACGAACAAAACGAGCAGTCAGGTCGCGCAAGACTTCGCCAGTCAGTACGGGATGCAAGCCGACGTTGATCCGACCACAACGCCCATTTCCCGATTCTATGAGGGCGAGCATGACCACATCGAGCGGGGTGAGTTTACCCGCAGCTTGAGTCAGTGGGACTTGCTTACGTTCCTGGCGCAGCACGAGGGCTATGATCTCTGGGTCTCCGGCACCACATTGCACTTCAAACAGGCCGTCGATCTCGCCAGTGCGACACCCTGGGTGATTCGGGCAAAGGGAGTGGATTGGAGTTCTAACGTCGCGAAGCTTTACTCCGGCAACTTCACGCATCTGAAACTGCTCCGCAGTCTGACGCTTGCTAAAGATGTGGTTGTGGTAGTCCGAAGCTGGAACAGCAACACCAAGCACGGGTTCAATGTCAGCAGTCCCAAAGGCATAGCAACGACCTCGCCCACATCCAAATCGCCGGCACAACGCTACGTTTTCGTCCGTCCCAATCTGACTAAGGATCGCGCGCAACAGCTTGCTGACTCACTGCGCGCTGACATCACGAAGCACGAGCGCATCGTCGAATGGACGGATGCGGCCGGCTATCCCGGTGCGCTCAATCTGACGCCGCGCGACATCGTGCAAGTGGAAGGCACCGGCTCATCCTGGGATCAACGGTACTGGGTCGACAGTATTGATCGGCAACTCTCAGTGGGCAGTG